GCCGGATCTGGCCGTGCTTCCGGATCGGGCTTCGGGAGCGGCGCCGGATCTGGCCGTGCTTCCGGATCGGGCTTCGGGAGCGGCGCCGGATCTGGCCGTGCTTCCGCGTGAGGCGCCCCGTGCGGCGCCCGGGTGACCTTGGGCGACTGACGAACCGCGGGAGCGTCGGGGGGCGTCCCCTCGAGCGCGTAGACGGTCCCGGCCCGCTCACCCTGCCGGATCTCCCCGGGCTCGAGCGCCTCGAGGACAATTCGGTCGAGGACCGGAGGAGGATCGGCGTGGGTCGACCCCGAGGGGGACGGCCGCTTGCCGCGCTCGGCGCTGGCGACGGCTCGGCGGGGGCGCCGGGGGAGCCGCGGCCTCGGTGGGCGCTCGTCGGGGTCGGCCGGGGGCGGCGCGGCGGCCTCCGGGTCGATCCCCTCGGCGGTCGGGTCCTCGGCCGCGGTCGGCTCGGCGGCGCGGATCCCCCGCTTCCCGAGCACGGCCAGCTTGCGCCGCTGCAGCTCGAGCGCGGCCTCCCGAGCTCGAGCCGGCTCCCAGTTCAGGCCCTCGGCGATGTCCGCGATCGTCGCGTCGACCGGCCACGCGCGGAGCCAGTCGTACGCTTGCTGAAGCTCCGCGCCGTTCATGCCATCACCTCGGCGACGAGCTCGCCGAGCTGCTCGGCCGCCTCGCGGAACGCACACGACCGCTCGGCGTTGCTCTCGAGCTCGGCGCGCTCCCGCAGTGCTCGAGCTGCTCGCTCGAGCAGGGTCGGCGAGGCGAGCGCGAGCTCCATCAGGGCGTCCTGGAAGACCACGACCTCGCGGATCCGACCCCAGGAGCGCGCGCGCTCGCCGTTCTTCTCGACGTCGTAGCAGACCGAGCACACCCGGCCGTAGAACGTGGGATCGGCGTGCATCGGCTTCCCGCAGCGCCCGCACGGCTTGATCTGCTTCAGGGCCTCGGTCACGGCTCCTCCGGGAGCTCGGCGTCGGCCAGGCACTCGAGGTCGCCGAGGTTCAGGCCGAGCTCGTGCGCCAGGCCGACGAGCATCGACACCGAGGGGAGCTGGCCACCGGTCTCGAGGCGGTACACCGTCGAGACGTCGATCTCGAGGCGCCGGGCGAGCTCGGCCCTCGAGAGGCCCTGCGCGGTCCGACGCGTCTCGAGGAGGGTCCCGAACACCCGAGCCGCGTCCGTGTCGGCGCGGACCTGGGGCGCCCGGGACGTGGGCTGGTCACTCATGGGGGTCTCCGAAGAGGTCGAAGCCGTCGGGCCCGTCGTGGGTTTCCGGCGGAGAGTAGGGGAGGCAGCGGAGGGAGGCCGAGCTGATCTCGCCGCGGTTGCGAGCTCGGCGGAGTGTGCGCCTCACGCGCGCGAGGCGGAGGCGCTCCTCGGCCTCCTCCTCCGTCTGTCGCCGGCGGCTCGGCGGGCGCTTCACGACGACGCCGTCCAGACGCCGGTCTCCATGAACACGCCGTGGACGTACCGGAGGCACTCGACGTCGAGGCGGCACACGTGGCCGGTCACGTCGAGGTTCGAGAGGCGCTCGGGAGGCTGCGCCCACGCCGTGATCTCCGGCTGGTCGCTCCCGGCGTAGGGGTGGCCAGGCGACTCGAGCAGCTCGGGGATCCGGCGGTGGTGGAACGCTCGGTACCAGGCCGGGACCTCGTCGCCGAAGAACTCGGCGACGTGGACGAGTCGGCCTCGAGCGAACCTCGAGCGCTTGCCGAAGCTCCACACGTCGCGGGGATCGTAGAGCCCTGGGCTTTTCCAGGGCACCGTGTGCCAGAATCTCGAAGCGAGCCACACCAGGTCGCGGTCGAGGTGCGGCGTCTCGTCGTGGGGGTTCGCGTAGGCGTTCTCGAAGCGAGCCAGCAGCGCCGCTCGAACCGCGATGAACTGGAAGTCGAAGTCCCACCCGCCCCAGGCGTGGATCCGGAGCTCCCGGGCTCGCTGGCCCTGCTCGCGGTCCCGGCCGGCCCAGGCCGCGCGCTGCAACCCCTGGGAGAGGCGTTGCAGGTTCCGGAACTCGGCGAGCCGGTGGAGTTCGAGCCGCTTCGTGATGCTGTCGACCGGCGGCGCGAGGTAGGCGATCCGCCGGTCGTCCGGGAGTTCCGGGTCGTTGTGGGGGTGGATCAGCTTGGCGTTCCCGCCCTCGCCGAGGATCAGGCCGATCATCCCGACCTCGCCACCCTGAAAGGCGTCCATCGACGTTGCCTCGTCGAGCTCGGCGACCTTGCGGGCCCGCTCCTCCTGGAGCGCGTTGTAGCGCCTGTTGCTCTCGAGGCGCCACGCCGCCAGGGCGGCCTCGTCCTTCGCGACCTGCTCGGCGATGTACTTCTCTCGGGTCTCGCCCTTGCGGTTGCCGGCCTTGACCTCGTCAGGGGTCCGGACCTTGGGCGGGTCGTCGTCCTGCCAGAGCTCGAAGAACGGGAGCGGGGGCGGGTAGCCCCTGACGAAGTCTGGAGCCCCTCGAGGGGAGCGCCGGGTCTCGATGTCCAGGTAGACGTCGCACGGATCAGGCAGCGCCACGGATCACCTCCTCGAAGTGGGCTCGCAGGTCGCGCGCATGGTGGCCGCGCCCTCGTGGTCCCCCTGCTCGACGCACTCGAGCACGCGCTGGGCTCGCATCACGAGGGTCTCGAGGTGGTCGTCGAACAGCCTCCCAGGCACAGAGAGAGGGACGCCGGCTACGCGCTCTCCCTTAGAAGGGGATGTCATCGTCGGCTCCGCTGTAGTCGGGGGTCGGGTCCGGGGTGGTCGAGGGAGCCGGGCGGGTGTCGCGGCCGCCGACCGGCTCGGCGGCCGGCTGGAACTGCACGTCGTAGAGCTTCGGGCGCGAGTAGCCGCGGCGCGGCGCCTTGCCCTCGCCGGTCCAGACGATCCGGAGCATGCCGCCGATGCAGTCCTTCGCCCGGGTCAGGCCGGCGTCGCGGAGCGCCCGCTGGAGCCCCTGCAGCATCCGGCCCTTGACGAACACGCGGCGCTGGCCGTCGTCGTCGTCGATGGCCCGGTCCCGGAGCTCGGTCTGCAGGGTGACCACGGCCTGCATCCGAGGCCGGCCGTCGTCCCACGTCTGCAGGTTGCCGTCGATGTCCGTCGCCTGCTCGACCTTGTAGTGCAGGATCGTCCCGAGGACGCCGTCGTTCAGCGTCTCGAACCTGAACGTGGGGGGCCCTCCTCCGCCGAGGAGGACGTCGTCGTCGCTTGGATAGTCGCTCACGTGATTGTCTCCGATTCAATGGGCCGCATTCAATGCACGGCCCACATTGTCTACCAAACACACGAAGGCCCCGCAACCCCTCGAGGGAAGATCACGGGGCCTCGTTGTCCTCCGGGGGTCGTTCAGCGGTCTCGATCCGACGTGTGGAGCACACCCACGCGCTCGCGGAGCGCCCGGTACTTCGCGCGGTCGATCTTGCGGAGCTCGTCTTCGAGCTCGCCGTCCCCCAGCCTGGCGAGCAGCGCGGCGACGGCGTCGGGGGTCACGTAGCCGCGGCGGATCTGCATCACCCGGGTAGGCGTGATCTCGAGGACCTCCGAGAGCCGTTGCTGAGCGCCGCGGCCGTCCTCCAGGCCGGCGAGCTCGAGGAGCGTCGCGTAGACGTGTCGCGCTTCGGTGTCGGTCAAGAACTGCTTCATCGTGGGCTCCGGGCGCTGCGGGGGCCTCTCCGCCCCCAGGTCGAGGTCCAGCCGACCGAACCACCCTCGCGCTCGGCCTCCAGGTCATCGAGCGTGATCGTGTCCCTCGAGTCAACCCACACGCCCCCGAAAGGGTGCCGAGCTCGGCGAGCTGCCAGGGGAGGCACACGGCCGCCCAGCTCGAGCTCGGCGACGCGATACCCCCGCCGACCCAGAGGGGCCGACGGGGAGGGCATCAGCCCTGAACAGCGGGTCCGCTGATCCGGAGCCCCGAGCACCTGGTGGCATCGTGGGCGATCCCGGTCCAGCGGTCGTCCGCGCCGCCGGCGTCGACGACCGCGCGGATCTCGATGGAGTCGCAGATCAACCAGCGGCCCCCGAGGAGCTCGACCTGGCGGCCGCAGTTGGTACAGCGGCGCTGGCGGCCGCGGGGGCGGGGTTCGGGTCGCATGCGCACCTCTACGCCAACCTGCGCGAGACTGGTCCTGGGCCGCAAAAGTCGGCGCCGTGCAGGTCGGCGCCGACCTTGTCCATGCCTCTCCTTCTGCCGGGCAGCCTCGCCCGGCGGGGGGTCAGTCGTCGAGGACGGCGCCGTGCAGGACGGCGCCGCGGAGGTCTGCGTCGCGGAGGTCGGCCCCCTCGAGGCCAGTCTCGCGCAGCCAGGCCCCGCGCAGGTCGGCGCCGCGCAGGTCGGCGCCGGTCAGGACGGCCTCGGTGAGGTCGAGGTCCGCCCCGGTCAGGACGGCGTCGCGGAGGTCGGTGCCGGCGAGGTTGGCGCCGGAGAGGTCCGCGTCGGCGAGGTCGGCTCCGCTCAGGACGGCGCCGCGGAGCCGACCTGAGCGGAGGTAGGCGCGGGAGAGGTCGGCGCCGGTCAGGACGGCGCCGGAGAGGTCGGCGCCGGTCAGGACGGCGCCGGAGAGGTAGGCGCCGGTGAGGTCGGCGCCGGTGAGGACGGCGTAGGTCAGGTCCGCCCCGGCGAGGTCCGCCCCGGCGAGGGGCCACCGGGGGAGGCCGGCGATCCGCCACAGCCACCCGAGGTAGACCCGGGCCGGGCTTCGGAGGACCTCGAGCTGGACGCCAGAGGTCCATTCCAGGCCGCTCGCCGGGGCGAGCTCCGCGAAGAGGCGGAGCCCGTCCGGGCAAGCCCCGAGCGCTTTAAGCCGTTCGATCGTGAGCATGCCTTTCTCCGTGCCCCCCATCGGGGGGCGTGTGGGCCAGGTCTCGGAGGGGGGGGGTCTAGAGGAGGCCGCTGGCGGCCAGGCCCTCGAAGCTGCGGACCTCGAGCCGCGTGAGCTCGAGGCGGCTCGCGGGACGCACCTCGGCCCAGTCGCCGAGGTGCTCGATGAGCACCTCGGCGTCGTCCGACTCCATGAGGCATCGGATGGCCCCATTATGGGGGTAGCAGCCGGCATTGCCGCCGGCTGCCTCGTGCGACGCCCGCAGGTAGGCGGGCATAAAGGTCACAGTCATCATGGACATCGTGTCCTCCTCTCTCGTGTGTTCTGCAGACATCTTAAGCCGGCGGCTTCACTTCGTCAAGCGAGCGGCTTCACTTTCCATGCTGGGCCGGGTGAAGGTCGCGCCCCCGGATCTCCTCGAGGGAGGCGAGGGCCCTCGCCTTCGCGCGGGCGGCGCGGCCTCGAGCGATGGCGGCGAGGTTCGCGTCGCCGCGGCCCTCGGCCTTCACGGCGAGGCGGACCCAGCGCTTGGCGTTGCGGAGCTGGTTCTGGACGTTGCGACGGTGGTGCTTTTTCATCGGGGCCTCCAGTGAGGTCCCCATCGGATCAGCGGACGCGAGCCTTTACTGGATCGGGCCGAGATCCATCCACGTCACGGCCGAGTCCTTCAGGACCGAGAGCCCCGAGGCGCTCGCCTGCGCCTCGAGCGTGAGAGAGCCACCCGACCCCGACTGGAACAGGCCGACGACCCGCTGGACGTAGACCTTCCCGGTCGTGGGGGTCCCGGGGCTCGCGACGGTCATGGTCCCGTTCGCGGTCCAGGTGCACCCGTCGATCTCGGTGGCCGTCGTATCGGGCCCGATCGCCATGGCGTTGTTCTGCGCGTCGCCGCCGGCGGTCGGCCAGGTGAGCTCGAGGAGGAGGTCGGTCGAGGCCGTAGTGCACGTGTAGTAGAGCAGCCACTCCACGCGGTACGTGCGGCCCCCGGCGAGCGTGATCCCGGGCGCGAAGTCGAGCAGGTCCGGCGAGCTCGTGGAGATCGCGTTGTCGGCGTCGAGCCGGGCCACCGAGTGGCGGATCTGGCTCCAGAGCCCCGTGTGCGTCGTCGCCACCCAGACGGCCTGCGTCGACGTGTTGCTCCAGAGGTCGCCCGGCGTCACCTTGATCCGGTCGTAGTACCGGGTGCCCTGCGTCGGATCGACGGTGTCGACCCAGGTTCGACCGTGCGGGTACGTCGTCGGCATGGACTCTCCAGGGCCCCCAGCGTACCCTCTTGACAGGGGGACGCATGACGATCCTGCTCGCTGGGATGCTCCTCGCCTATGCCGCCGGCGCCGTGACGGCCCTGCTCGCCTGGCTCGCCTGGTGGGCCCTCCAGGAGCTCGAGGAGGCGCGTCGACCTCCCGCCCCTCCGCCACGTCCCGTCCCGGCCCTCCCGCAGCCCACGGCACGACTCCCGCCGATCCCGGCGGCTCCTCGGCCCGGCCTCCCGCCCCCTCGAGAGCCCCCGCCCCCGCCGGCGTACCGTCCGCCGCTCCGACCTCCCCGCCTCGAGCTCCCGGCCGAGTCGCCGCCTCGAGCTCGAGTCCGGGTCCCGGAGCGGACCGCCCCGCGAGCCCGCACGTACCAGCCCCCGTTCGAGGACACGGTCCCGGCGCGCGTGGCGCCGTACCGCTAGGATGGGCCGGGAGGTCCCCCATGGCTGCAGTGACCCTGACCCGCAACACGCCGACGAGCGACGCGCTCCCCGCCGCGGGCACACGCCGACGCGTGGTGCTCCCCGGGATGCCCCATCCCGCGCTGCGGATCTGGAGCGCCTCCGAGGTCTACGTCGAGCTCACGGACGCGGCGGACGGGAGCTCGTCCGGGACGGCTGACCACGTGATCCCGCCCGGGACCACGGTGGAGATCCCGATCGGTCGCGGCGAGTGCGCCGTGAGCGCCTCGACCGGGAGCCAGTCGGTCGTCCTGACGGCCGTCGAGCGGTCGAACGACCAGGGAAACAGCCCCCGCCACGGGCCCCAGGTCATCACACTCTCCGGGTCCATCACGGACCCGAGCGCGATTGTGAATGCGCTCACGCAGGACGACGACGGCTGGATCACCGCCGATCTGGACGCGTCGATCGGCGACCTCCCGAACATGGACGACGGCGCCTACCTCGAGATGGACCTGCTCGACACGACCGGCCGGCCGATCTCGGTCAACTCGACGTTCCCCTACTTCGTGCTCCTCGAGGTCGACCGGCTCCTGCCCGCGCTGTGCGGGTGCGCCGTGATCGTCGGCGGGTCGGATTTCGACTCCACCGGCGGCGACACCCACATCGGGGTCCGGATCGACGGCGACGGCAGCGGGAACCAGGTCACCTTCGCGACGACGTCCACGGACGACAGCGCCAAGACCGGCTACGACGCGACCACGCGTCGAGGCTTCGTGCAGTTCACAGCGAACACCAGCGCCGGCACCATCCGCTCGAGGGCGTCCGTCGCCCTCACGGCCGGGAACGCGTTCGTTGCGTGCGACGCGGACCTGACCGCCAGGGTCAACCAGACGGACCTCCCGAAGGTCCGCGTGGGGGTCATGACCCCGGGCGGAGGGGCCGGCGCGGCATCGAACGTATTCCGCTTCCGGCCCCTCGTCTGGGCCATGCTCGATCCCTTCGACCCGACGCTCTAGACAAGCTCCTCGACGAGCCACGAGTTGCCGGCCACCTCGTTGTCGGCGTGCGCGACGGACCACGCGGCCGAATACGAGAAGTAGCTCGCGACGTTCTTCGCGATGCTCGTCGCGACGGCCACCGCGTGGTTGACCAGGATGTCGGACGCGTCGGCGTCGGAGATGAACCCGGACCACACGATCCGCCACTTGGTCGAGTCGGTGGGGTCCTCGGTGCAGATCCCGGTCATCTCGAGGACACCCACGTCGCCGTCGGCGACGTCGACCGCGTTCGACGCGGCGACCGCGTCGTCGTTCGAGAGGGTCGAGCCGTCGGCCCCGAACCGACCGCGGAGGGTGAGGGTGTCCGTCGAGTTGTTGTCGTTCACGACGCACGAGCCGCGGATCTTGACGGCCTTCCCTTCCTGCCAGAAGTTGGCGGGGAAGCTCTCCTGCCAGAGCGGGCTCTCGGTCGTGGTGTCCTCGACCTCGGCCTGCTCGGTGGCGCTGATCGTCTTGATGGTATGCACGTGGCACCTCCCTCGAAGCTCGGAGGGAGGGTAGCACGTCACCAGGCGTAGACGGCCCGGGAGAGCTCCCAGTGCGCCCCGTCTGGGATCGAGGTCCAGTGCCCTCCCCAGGTGAGCGGGATCCCGAGCTCGAAGCCCACGGCGAACACCACGCGCGCGAGCTCGTGGAACCGGGCCCAGCCCTCGGGCCGAGCCTTGCCGGCGACGTAGGGGATCACGTCGAGCGCCATCGCCGGCGACCGCATGTGCCCGCTGTCCATCGTCTCACTCCGCCCGGCCTCGACGAGCTCGCCCTGACGGGCCTCGCTCCGCCCCCCGCCGTCGCGCGGGATCGTCAGGTCGAACGGGCACGCAGGGTGCCGCAGGACCGTGTCGAACAGGAGCCCCAGGTGCGGGTGGGCGGTCTCGATCCGGTTCCTCGAGGTCCGCGACCACCGGAAGCGAGCGCCGACCTCGAGGAGGCGACCCTCGGCCTCGAGGCGCGCGACCTGGCCCTCCAGGTCGCCGAGCTCGGGGGCCTTCACCGCTTCACGCGGATCGGCTGGCCGTCGAGGTTGAGGCGCCACCCGTCGCGGTGGGCGTCCTCGCTGAAGTGCCGGACGTAGAGAGTCACGAGCCGGTCCAGCTGGCGCTGCTTGCGGTTGCTCTCCCGCTTCGTGTCGGCCTCGGCGAGCTGGCGCTCCTTGCGCTCGATCCGGCGCTGGAGCCGCCACGCGTCGCGGTCGAACAGCTCGTGGACCGCTCCGCCGAGCTTCTCGAGGCCCTTCTGGAGGAGCGGCTCGAGCGCCTCGACGCCCTCCTCGATCGCGAGGTCGGTCAGCTCCTCGATCGGCGACAAGAACGGGGTCACGACGTCGAGCGCCAGCCTCACCGCCTCGCCGAGGTCGTCGACCAGGTCCTCGAGGAGCGCGTCCCGGACCTCGGGCGTGATCTGGCCCTTGTCGGACGCCCGGAGGATCGCCTGGAGGTTGTCCAGACCGGCCTGCTGGAGCTGCTCGACGATCTCGTCGACGCTCTCCTTCGGGATCAGGGGGCCCTTCGCGGCCTGGGGCTCGTCAGCCGGCATGGAACACCTCCACGGCCACCCTATCAGCCGGTGAACCACGCAAACAACGACTGCCCGGCCGCGGCGAGGGCGACGACACCCATCAGGCGCTGCTCGAGCTTCGCGATCCGTTCCCGCAACGCCTCGAGCTGGCGCTCCCGCCCCTCGGAGAGCTCGCGGAGCCCCTGGAGCTCGGCAGTGTTCGCGCCGACGCGTGTCTCGAGGGTGTACAGGGCTTCGTGAGTGATCTCCATGAGGGGCCTCCCGCTCGGAGCAGCCTACCAGGCCGTCACTCCGCGCGGTAGCGGACCTCGACGCGCGCCCACTCGGTGCGGCCGACAACCGGGGGAGACTCCACGATCATCGGCTCCTCGGTCAGCCCGAAGTCCGCGTCGGTGATCGAGACCTCGTCGCCAGTCTCGAGCTCGTGGCCACCGCGGATCCAGTAGACCGACCGCCACGCCGGGACCGCGTCGCGCGCGACGCGCCACTCGAGGACCCGCTGAGCCGTCCCGGTGTCCCACGTCCACTCGAGGTCGATCGGATCGGCCTGCCGGAGGCCGAACCGCGCGTAGCTCCTCGAGCACCTGGCGTCCGTGACGACCTTCACGAGCTCGGAGGTCGAGGGCGTGAGCCCGGCCGTGAGGTCCGTCGTCGAGGCCCCCTGGTAGCCGTCGCGACCCGTGAGAATCATCCGGCCCAGCCACTGGTCGTCCCGGCCCAGCCGGTAGCGGCACGTGAACTCGTTCAGGGGCCCGTTGCCGCTATCTCGCTCGCGGCCCCCGACCCGGATCGCGTCGACCCCCTCGATCCGCTCGAGCACCACGCGGGTCCCGTCCGGCGTGAAGCGCTGGCGCCGGAGGTAGCGGCCGCGGGTGCTCGTCGCGACCTCGAACGGCAGGTCGGAGAGGAGGACCTCCTCGATCCAGTCCCACGGCGTTGGGACCGGGTCGTCGATCCAGGTGTCGACCAGGTAGGACCCGAGCTCGTCGGCGATCGGCTCGAAGCGCGTCCAGTCGACCGTCTCGAGGGCCCAGCGCTGCAGCATGTACCGGACCACCGAGTAGGCGTCGCGCCGGCCATTCAGGGTCCCGAACTCGGAGAGCCCGACGTAGTAGGTCCAGTCCTCGTCGGCGCTCGGCGGGTGGAGCGCGCCGGCGTCGTCGATGTTCAGGGTCCAGAGGGTGCGGCCAAGCAGGTCGCGGGTCAGCCCTACGGCCACGTTCTGGCCGTACTCGAGGCCGGTCGGCGCCTCGTCGCTCTCGAGCTGGACGTCGTCGCCGAACTTCGAGATCCCGCCCTGCTCGAGGCGCTCGGAGATCACGATGATGATGTTCCCCTCGGCCGTGAACCCGCCCGGCGGCGCCCATTGGGCCATAGGGACCGGCATCACGGGCACGGCGACGCCCTCCTCGATCCGACCTGGAGCGCCGAACACGATCGGGTAGTAGCGGCCCTGGTCGACGATCTCGGCGAGGCTCCCGAAGTAGGGGAACGTGTCCTCGGTCACCTTCGCGAGCTCGTCGGGCACCTGGAGGCCGAGCTCGCGCACCGCGGCCCCCGGCTTGCCGACCGTCCACGCGACCGGCTGATCCCGCCGGCCATGCTGGGTCCCGACGGCCAGGCCGGCGACGTAGAGCGTCCGGCTCTCCCAGCTCTCGCCGACGACCCACCGGTAGATCTCGCACGGCGCTCCCTCGAGGGCCGCGGAGAGGGTCACCCAGTCGACGTCGGGGTCGAGGATCGAGACCTCGGCATCCTCCGCCCCGCGCTCGAGCTCGCCCGGGTCGTCGAAGCCGGCGCGGTACTCGACGCCGTCGATGGTCAGGGCGTCGTGGGTGTAGCGGTAGACCCGGCCGTCGATCAGGAACTCGAGCAGCCACCACGCGTTGTACTCAGCGTCCATCAGCGGAGCTCCTCGAAGGTGAGCCCGTCCACGCGGACGACCTCGGTGGATCCCTCCTCGCCTACCACTCCGGTAATCCCGTGGTTCTCGCTCCGGACGCGGCCGTAGAGCCAGCGGTAGGGGTCCGTGAGCGTGTCGCCGAGATCGGGGAGCTTCGGGACGACCGCCACCGGGATCCGCCCCTGGTCGAGGCGGGTCACCAGGAGCTGAGTCAGGGCCGAATGGACGTCCTCCTCGACGCCGATCGGCTCGCTCGAGCTGTACTTCACGGCCGCGGCGGTCGCCTCGGAGTGCAGGGGTCGGAGGATCACGCCGTCGGGCCACGAGTACGTCAGGACAGCTCGAGCGGGCCCGGTCGGTCGGAGCTCCAAAAACTGATCCGTCCGCCGGGAGAGCTCACGGGAGAGCTCGACGCGGCGAGTCCAGCCCCACGACGGATCGGCGCCGGCGGCGACGACTCGGCCCACGCCGATCACGCCGGCGCGGTAGTCGCCATCGGGCGTAAGCTGGCCCGACGCGACCCGGACCCGGAGGTACCGCCGGGCCAGGGGCGACGAGGGCACGGCGAACACGGCGAGGCCGGCCCCCGAGACGAGCTGACCGCTCGAGCCGCTGGCTGCGAGCGAGGACCCGTCCTCGAGCTCCAGGTGCACCTTGGGGACCCCGCTCCGGGCGGTCCAGTAGCCGCCGGAGTTCCGGACCACGCGCTGTACGTCCGTCCCGTCGGTGAACCACGCGGCCGTCCTGACGAGCTCGTCCTCATGAATGTACCGGTCGATCGCCGTCGTCCCGGTGTCCGGCCGGACGTAGTCGCCGTCGCGGATGAAGGTGAGCCCGGTCCCCAGGGCCAGGTCGAGCGTGCCAAGGGTCGTCCAACCGGTCGAGGCGTCGTCGAGCTCGAGGATCCACTGCCGCGGCGAGGCGTTGATCACGAACAGAGCGAGCACGTTCCCGTGCCACTTGTTGTCGCCGAAATCAAAGCTCAGCTCCTGCTGGGTGGCCGTGTCCTGGCTCCGCCACTGCACGCGGGGGCTCGGCGAGAGCGTGGGCCACGCGTTCTCGATCGCGTACGTGTACCCGACCGGGATGTCGATCACCTGGTCGTAGCGGCCGGGTCCGCCGCGCCCCTGGAGGTAGCCCCACTCGCGTCGGATGGTCGAGGTCTCCGACGCGTCGAAGGTGAGCCGGGGGCTCGGGTACTGGAGGCCGTTCGCGGGGAGGGCCTTCCCAAAAGCGATCCCGCGGGTGCCGTCCGCGCTCGTCTCGAACACCGACGTCTGCCGGTCGATGCCGTTGCCGAGCTCGCCGGTGGTCACGTGGACCGCCCGAAAGATCACGTCGAAGTCGTCGCCACCGTGGGCGCCCCACTCGAGGATCCCGTCCGTCGTCGAGGCGTTGGACGTGAGGGAGCCGTCCCGGATCATCTCGGTCCACTTGTCGTCGCCGGCGACGCGGTACCAGGCCGAGACGAGCCCGTCGCGCACGTGAGCGCACATGTGGACCTCGTCGCCGGCGGACCACGCGGCCGAGTCGCTGGCGAGCGTCGAGGCGCCGTGCACGTCCCGGATCTGGTAGCCGTCGTCGTAGAGCCGGATCTCGGCCTCCCAGCCGGTGGTCGGGCTCGAGGCGTCGTCGACCGCCGACAGAACGAACCCGCCAGAGTCGCCGCCGGCGGCCGTGGAGGCGGAGCCGGCGAGCGGGATGAAGGTCGAGAGGAACACGCTCTGGGTGCGGTGCACGGTCGCCGCCGTGCCGGCCGAGCTCGTGTAGAGCGCCGAGTCCGAGGCGCTCCCGGTCAACCGGAAGCCCCACTCCCCGCCGGCCGGGGTGAGGTCCTCGGTCGGGCTCCCGCCGACCGACCGCGACCAGCTCTGGTTCTGGGGGAGCTCGAGGCCGATGAAGGTCGCCGGCTGGTTCGCGGCCCCACCGAGCGAGTCGTCCCCGCCGAACCCGACCCGGTAGCGCCGGCCGACGCTCACGCCCCCGCCGTCGCCCTCGACCGTCGACCACCCGCCGAACACGAGCAGGACCACGCCCTCGTCATGCGTGGTCGAGGTCGTGGCCCATCTCGTCGCCAGGTAGAGCGAGCCGCCGGCGAACGCGGCATCCTGGACCGTGAAGCTCGCCCCCGACGAGAGCGCCCTCAGGACCGTGTTCGTGTAGCGCTCCCAGGTCGCGCCGTTGTCGAGCGACCGGTAGATCCGCCACTCGTGGGTGTTCGTCGAGTCCCGGGCGACCACGTAGACGGTCCCGTCGTCATCAGTGGCGCATGCGACACGATCACAAAGGCGCGGGGTTGCGTCGAGCTGGATCTCCGTTGCGTTGTCGAAGTCCGTCTGGGCGGACGTGAGGAGCCGCACGCACGGCTCATTGCTGCTGTTCACGTACGCAATGCAGAATCCCGTCACGGTGGCGCACGGGAAGTGCCGGGATCCGTCCACGATGTTCGCGCCGGCCGCCTGCACCGCCTGCCAGGTCGCCCCGCGGTCCGAGCTCACGAACTGGCGAGCCTCGCTGTTCAAGCCACCGATGTTGTCGGCGTAGACCATGAGCCAGTCCGCGCCGAGCTTCGGTACGACGTGGAGCCTCGAGCCGCCAGAGCCCGGGTAGTCGGCCGCCGGGAGCTCGTCGAGGTCGAGGAACCCCCTCGAGTATACGAGCCAGGACGTACCGTTCTCGTCGCCGCGGTAGGCCGTCCAGCCCCTCGCGGTCGCGTTGCTCGTCCCGGGCCCATGGAACGCCAGCATACGCTCGCCCTCGGGGTCCCACGCGATCGCGATGGGGTTCGAGCCGCCGTCGACGACCGAGGCCCAGTCGATGCCGACAAGCTCCCACTCCTCCCGCCGGGTGTCGTAGGTCCAGTTCCGCGCGTCGAGGCCGGTGGCGGGGTCGCCGGCCTCGGAGGCGAACACGTGGAGCCGCTCCGAGCCCGGCTGCTTCGCGAGGGAGATCCAGCCGAACGTGTCCGTGCCCCAGGTCGGATCCTGGGTCGTGCCCTCCGGGCTGATCGCCGTCTTGAACAGGACCGGATCGTTCCACCCCTGCCAGTCTTTGAACGGGCTCGTCTCCGAGTCCCCGTCGCGCTGGACCGCCACCGAGTAGCCGTCCCGACCCGGAAAGCCGGTCCGGATGGTCCGGATCTCGACGTCGGCGTCCTGGGCGTTCAGGACGATCGGACGGATCTCGTCCGTCGCGCCGAGCTCGGGGTGGCCCGGGACCGGGTCGGTCTCCGAATAGACGGCCGCGCGGCCCCCGCTGGCCTCGAACAGGGTCGGGATCAGCCGATCCTCGACCACCACGAGCCCAAACCCTGGATCCGCCACTGCTCACCTCCACTAGGGCCGCTTGCCGAACCCCTTCCGGCGCCCCACGGCTGCTCGTAGCCTACCGCGGCGGTCGACCGTGACCCGGACGTCGAGCCGGGCCCTCCCGCTCGAACCCATGCGCTCGCCGCGGTTCGCGGCCTCGAGGGCCCCGACGAAGTCCCGGTCCGACATGGCGCGCAGGCTCGCGACGCCCTCGCCGACCTGGGCGCCGACCGTCACGTGGTCGCCGCCATCGAGGCCGTGGAGCTTCGCCCCTCCGTCGACCACGCCACCGGCGGGGAACACCTGGGGCGGCGACTGCGATTGGATCTGGGCAACGGCGAGCCCGGTGGTCGCCGCGGCGAGCCCCAGGGCGAGCGGAACGCCGAGCCCGAACGGGATCGACGCGAACGCCGGGATCAGCGAGATCCCGGCGCGGATCCCGTCGACGATCGCCGCGGCGACCTGGAGCCCCTTCGTCCGCTCGAACGACGCCAGGATCGCCGCCTTCTCGCGCGCTTCGATCGCGTCGAGCTGCGACTCGGTGAACCGGCCGGACGCTCGAGCCTCCTCCACCGTCTGCCGGGAGAGCGCAAGCTGACGGTCGAGGGCGACCTCCGAGAACCCGATCACCACGTCGAGGATCTGGCTCACGGCGTCGCCGGCCTGCTTCATGCCCTCGCGCGTGACGGCGGACGCGGTCTCCATCGCGGCCTGCCAGTCGCCCTCGATCGCCTGCGCGGCTGCGTTGAACGCCTTCGAGACGTTGTCCGTCACCTCGGTCCCGACCGTCTCGAACTCGAGGAGCGCCGCCGTCGACTCCTCCACGAGCTCGGCCGTCGCCGTCTTCCCCATGACCGCGGCCTGACGCGCCAGGATCCCGACGTCGTCGTACTTCGCGCCGAGCTCGTCGAGGACCGGGCCGACGAACTCGTCAACGTCCTTCGCCATCCCGGTCTGCACCTGCCAGAAGTCGAACGCCTCGCCCTTGGCGGCCGCGAGGGCCTGATCCAGGCCCTGGTTGCCCTTCAGGACCTCGACGAGGTTCGTCGCTACGCTGGTGAGGTAGACGAAACCGAGAGCGAAGTTGTTGATCAGGGCGACGGCCTGCTCGCCGAACGCGTCCCAGAGGGCCTGTTGGGCGGTCTCCCAGGCCAGGTTCAAGTCCGCGGTCGCCTTGAACCACGCGTTCGAGGCGGCGACGGCGTCGGGCCCGACCTGGATCCCGAACCGCTCGGCGGTCGCAACGGCGTCCTCGAGGCCCTGCGAGTCCGCGAACGCGCTCAGCATCTGCTGGCCCTCGGCGCCGAGGACCTGGACGGCGATCGCGGCCTTCGTGGTGGGGCTCTCGATCTTGGCGAGCTTGTCGAGGACCTCGGGGAGGATCTCGTCCGCGGTCCGGAGCGAGCCGCTCGCGTTCGTGACCTCGATCTCGAGCGCGGCGAACCCCTTCAGGGCCTCGCCGGTGTTCTGGCTCGTCTCGAGGATCCGCTTCGGGAGGTCCTTCGGGATGATGTCGCTCAGGGCCTTGTTCGTGAGGTCGGCCTGGCGGCGGAGCCCGTTGACCGTCTCGGCCGACAGGCCCGAGAGCGCCGAGAACGTCCCGACCTCGTCGACTGTGCCCGCGACGTCCGCGGCGAGCGCGGCGAACGCGGCGCCGGCGGCGAGGGCCGCGGCCGAGACCTTGCCGAGCGAGTTAACGGCGATCGCGCCGCCTTCCTTCGCGCGGTCGAGGCCGGCCTTCAGGGAGTCGCCGATCGTCTTGCCGGCGCGCCGAGCCTCCTTCTCGATCGACACGAACGCTCGGCCGAGGTCCTTCGAGACCGACCGACCCTCGCGGTCGGCCGTCTTGCTGATCCGCTGGAGCTCGTCAACGGCCTGGTCGGCGTCGCCAGCGTACGTGAGCGAGACGACCTCTTTGTCAGCCACGGGACCCTCCACGTCCAGAGCCCTTCGGGCGACCACCGCCACCGAGGACCGCGTCGGCCATCGCCCCCGCCGAGAGCTTGGCCAGCTTTTTCTTCACCTTCTGGAGGGGGCGCCTCACGAGCACCTGCCAGAACGTAGGCGGCCGTCCGTCGAACGACTGGTACCGGATAGGCCGGTACCGACTGAAGATCCGGACGGCGAACCCGGTCCCCTCGCGCACGGCTACGACCTGGAGCGACTCGCGCCCCTGGCCGGTCTGCACGCCCCACTCGCGGAACGCGATCGCGTACTGCTCGCGGACCGCCTGCTCGACCACCTCGGCCGCGGCTTCGACGCCGTCGCGCTCGAGCCGGCGGATGGCGTTGTCGAGCGCGGTCGAGTCAACCCCGACCACGGCCCCGCGGACCCTGAACACCTTTCGCGGCATGGTGGCGGCTCCGGTAGTCGAGGTACCAACCCCAGAGGAGACGGCGACGGTCCGGGGGTTGGCTCGCGAACCAGCCGGGGAACTGGCCCCAGAGCCGCTCGAGCTCTAGGACGTCGAGGGCGAGCCCTCCTCGGTGCTCCCGGAGTTTCCCAGGAGCTCCTCCGCCTCCGGCTTCGAGGCAGGGAGGCCGGTCCCCTGGCCCTCGAGGTGCAACACGAGGCGGAGCGCGGCGCGGCCGAGCGTGGCGACGTCGCCGAACGGAGCGCCGTGTCGCTGGCACACGAAGTCGATCACCTGGCCCCCGAAGATCGAGGGGTTGCCGGAGTAGCGGATCCCCTCGCGCTGCATGGCGCTGCGGAGCCGGCGGTAGCAGAGCCCGAGGGCCGCGCCGACCATCCGGTTGGGCGACAGGCCCTGGTGAGGCATGCCGAGCACGTCGAGGCGCTCGGTCAGACTCAGCGGGGCCTCGAGCTCGACGACCCGCCCGAAGAGGAGCGGGAGCTCGCCGAGATCGTCTGCATCGTCGAGCTGCTCGGGGCCATGGGGCTCGACAAGGGGGTCTGGGGTCTCGTCCGGGGTCTGCATCGCGGGTCCTCCTGGCGTTGCCCAGCCACCCTATCAGGTCGACGGATCAGGCGACCTCGGCCATCTCCAGGTCGCCGCCGACCGCGCCGCGGACCACGCCGGACACGGAGAGGCTCATCCCCTCGGCCGCCTCGACCAGCGAGTCGATCTGGAGCTGACAGTCGTTCAGGATGATCTGGTGATCGGCGGAGTCCCCGAAGTCCGTCCCCTCGAGGTCGTACTGGACATCGCAGGCGAACGGTATCGACGAGCCGCTCCCGAACGTCGAGACGTTCGCGGCGTAGGCCGAGCCGGTGGTCCGCTGGATCCAGGTCAGGATGTTCCCCGGCGCCGTGCCGGAGTCGTTGAACTGGCTCACCCAGCACGAGAACGTGAACGTGGGGTAGATCCGGTTCCCGTGGGCGACATTCACGAAGCGCCCGCGGCGCTCGATGACGACGTCCTCGTTCAGGACCTCCTTCAGGCCCGAGATCGAGAGGTCCCCTCGGTCGAACGCAAGGGTCAGGGTGACGGGCGTCGCTGTGCCGTCGGAGAGCGTGATGCTCCCCGAGGTGCTGGTCTTGACGAAGCCGGAGACGGCCATAGCGAGCTCCTACGTGGTGAGCGGGTACATGTGACGGACCGCGAACACGGCCTCGCCGAGAAGGGTGGTCTCGGAGTGGTTCTCACGGGGCTCGATGCTCTCGAGGCGCACCGTCAGATCGGGGTCCCGGTTGACCGACAGGACGAGGGCGACGAGGTCCGCCTCCATGCCGAGGTAGCGCGTGTAGCTCCCGCGCTTGTCGTCGGCCTGGACGTCGGCGAGGAACCGGACGCGGAGCTCGGTCAGGGCGTGGGCGCCGACCGAGGCTCGCTGGCGCCCCTCGAGGGACTCGGTACCCAGGACGCCCACGGCGAACGAGTGGTCCGAGACGTCCCCCGAGTCCTTCGCTGGCGGGAAGTCCGGATAGGCGTGGTGCGAGACGTGCCAGTCCGCGTCCGCGGCGATCACGGTCTCGATCCGTGTGACGATGGCCGAGGGGGCCAGTGTGGACGGTGCAAGGCTCACGGCGACCCCTGGGGATCCGAGGCGCCGCCCCTCGAGGTGAGCCAAAGGGTCGAGTCGGCGCCGACCCGGGTGGGCGTCGAGCCCCCGTCGGGGAAGCCGTCCTCGTCCGCGTCGTAGCTGAACACGAGCTCGTCCCACACCTGCTCGAAGCGGGCGCGGTAGCCCTCGGCGATCTCGCCGTAGGCTTCCCAATTCGCGGTCCGCAGGTCTTCGAAGATCAGGGCCAGGCCGAGCTCCCGGTGAGGGATCCGGAACTGCGTCGGGCTCATCACGAGCTCGGGTCGGCGACCCTGTACGTAGAGCCGGCGCTCGATCTCCCGCCATGCATCGTCGAGCTTGGCCTGGAGGTCCATGCTGCTCGAGACAAGCGGGCTCGGGTGGGTCGGGTCGAGCCGGGCCACCCGCTGGTAGAGATCCTGCACCCGCGCCGGCGGGGAGAGGACGTAGCGGACGAGCGCGGCCTCGGCGACGAACGAGCGCGTCGACCCGTCGGGGAGCCCCACGCTCTCCCACTGGACCAGCCAGCCCTCCTCGAGGGCCAGGTCGGCCGTCGCCGCGGCCGGGAGGGTGTAGCTCGCGACGTTCGCCGACACATTGAAGGCCGTCGCCGCGAGAACGTCGGCTCCCCCCGGACGACGGACCCGGACGGTCCCGGGCGACGGCGTGACGATCGCGCCATCGCGCGACCAGGTCGCGGTCAAGGAAAAGTCCTCGCCGCGGATCAGGAGGTACCGCTCCTCGCGGTCGAAGCTGTAGAGATCAGCCACTCGCGGCCTCCCCGGGCATCGCGGATGCCCCTCCCGGCTGGTCCTGGACCGTCCGGGTGTGCTCGGCGGTCTTTTTGACCCCCTCCTCGGCCGAGGTTGCCGTGATGTCCCGAGCTCGCTCCCTCGAGATCCCCGAGCGGCGAGCAACGTCGTAGTGCACTTCGCGCGTCGCCTCGACGTCCCCCGAGCGGAGGGCCTCGACGTGCTCGGCGCCCCACGGGGTCACGTCCCGAGCCCCCGAGGTCCTCGAGCTCGGCCCGGCCATCCGGATCCCGAAGCGGACCGGGAGCCGGCGCATCCGAACAGACCGAGGCCGGTCGAGCTTGCACCGTGGACAGTCGCGCTCGACCTGGTCGGCCGACTGCGCGAGCTCGTCGTGGATCTCGAAGCCGCACACGTCGCACCTGTAGTCGAACAGCGGCACCGGTCACCCCTCCGACGGGGGCGCGGTCGTGGGCTCGCCGGTGCCGAGGTCGGGGGTCCCGGCCTCGAGCTCGGGGGTCTCCTCGGCCTGGAGCTCGAGCTCGGGGACCTCCTCCTCCGCTCGAGCGGCCTCGAGCTCGAAGCCGATCACCTCGATCGCCTGCAGGTACCCGGCGTGATCGTTCGCGCGAGCCGGCTTGTTCGACGTCTCCGCGGCGAGGCCCTGGTAGCGACCGAGGAGCCGCTCGAGCACGTAGATCGGGGCCGGCTCGAGGACCCCGCGATCGATCAGGCCCTCGAGCCACTCGGCGTAGCCCTCGGTGTCACTGTGCACCGCGCTCGAGCCCGGGAACACGCGCTCCCACCGGGAATACCAGCCCCCCGTCGCCGGGTCGCGACGAAGGTAGGACGTGCCCGGTCCGTCGACGTCCCACGGGATCACCTGGTGACCGTTCTCCTCGATCTGCGCGAGCATCATGCCCGGGAGAGGCTTTCCCGAACGGTCGACCCCGACCCCGTTCGCGCCGGGGAGGATCTTCGCCTTCGAGAGCTGAGGGACCACCCGCCCCCCGATGAAGTCCCACCGGTCGCGGTTGAACACGAGGTAGTAGGCCGGCTGAGGGGCCGCTCGGGTGGTCGGCTCGGCCTGGCGCGAGACCCCGACCTGGGGCATCTCGACCCCGAGGGGGACGGCCGCTTGCCGCGCTCGGCGCTGGCGACGGCTCGGCGGGGGCGCCGGGGGAGCCGCGGCCTCGGTGGGCGCGGTCTTCGAGCTCGAGCCCTTGCGGGTCGGCTTGCGACGGGTCGTCATGGGTCACTCCGGGGGAGGGGTGCCCTCGGGGGGCCAGGGCCCCCGTCGGGCGGTTCTGTCGGGGTTCCCCGGGTCCCTGGCCCCTCCCCCCTGCGCTGGTATCGGCCTCGAGGCCGCTCGAGATCACGCGTCGGAGACGATCGTGATCCCGGCTTCGATGCCCTTCGAGACGCCGGCGTAGCCGTGCATGATGTAGGCCGTCTCGGCGCCGTGGGCGTTCCGGGATCGCTCGAACAGCACGCGGCCGTCCCCGAGCAGGAACTGATCCTGAGGGTTCAGGTCGACACCCTGATGACGACCATCGGCCCACATGACCGCACCATAGCCGAACACGGCCCCCGCCCGGTCCGCGCCGGCGTTCGCCGTGGGGACCTGGTTCGAGAGGTACCAGTCCACGCCCAGCCAGCTGTTCAAGAACGCCTGACCCCGAAGCGACTGCAGCGCGGCGAGCTCGGGGTTCCGCTCCTGCGTCCCGCCGGTGAGGCTGGTCCCACCGTCGACGATCAGGTCCGACCACTGCTGGCCGTGGAGGAGGCCCATGTAGCCGGCGATCCCGGAGATGTTGTTTGCCGCAACGGCGCCGATGATCGCGAGCACGCTCGCCACCGTGAGATCGCTCCCCGAGCCGGGCCCGCCGGTGGTCGTGAAGTCGTCCGCCACGTTGGCGATCAAGTTCGTGAGGCGCATGAAGAACGCCTGCAGCGCGTCACGCGAGAGCGGCTGCATCCCGACCTTGTCGCTGTTCTGGACCATCCGCACCTGATCGGAGGTCTCGTAGCCCTTCGAGTAGCGCGAGACGGTGATCGTGGTCGATCCGTCCGTGATGCTCGAGAGCGTGATGTTCGAGCCCTCGGAGGTCGCGGCCGGCTGGTCGGCGCCCCCGAGACCGATGTGCGGCACCTTGCGCACGAGCGAGCCGCTCGCGTCGACGGAGCCAGCGTAGAACAGGGCGGGGTGCTGCGGGAGCGCGTTCCGGTCGGCAATGGTCATCACGTACTCGGCCGTGACGACCTCGGACTGGAACTGGTCGGCGAGGGTGGTCGTGGTGTCCACGGGGAGCCTCCAGAGGGTTGCGTTGCCTTGCCCTGGGGCGCCCGTTGCATCCGGCGGCGATGGCGGTGGGCCGACTCCCGCTCTACGACCCCGCCCGTTCAGGTCGGCGGCACCCGGGGGCGGGGCACGCCCCCCACGCGAGGAGGGTAGCCCGTTGCCCGGAGAGGGGTCAACCGGCGCGCGCTCGCTTCACCGCGGGGTGCTCGTCCCCGAGCACCCCGGCGGCCTCCTCGGCCCACTCGGCGGAACCGACGCGGTGCTTCGCGTTGATCTCCTTCAGTCGCGCGTTCCGGCCCCTCGAGGTCCCGCCGGACCCCTGGCCGTCCTCGGCGTCGCCCCCGCGGCCGGTGGTCCCCTTGCGCATCGTCTCGCCGTCGCCGTCGCCGTCGCCCTGGTCGGCTGTACCACCCGCGGCCTCGAGCGCGGCCCGGAGAGCCGGGGGCGCCTTCGCCGTGTCACCCTTGACCCCCTCGAGCCACTCGGAGAGCGGGGGCGCATCCTCCCCGAGATCGCGGCTCACGCGGCCGTACTCGAAGCGGACGAGCTCCGGATCGGTGAACCCGGCGCGCGTGATCGCCGAATCCTCGGAGCGCGCGGCTCGCTCGGCCTTCAGGTCGCTCTCGAGCTCGGCGACCCGGTCGGCGAGCTGGCTCGCCGAGCGACCGGTCTCCTCGGCCTTGTTCGCGCGCTCGGTCTGGGTCCGGACCTCACGCTCGAGCTCGCCGACACGAGCGTTCGCGACGCGCAGCTTCTCGAGGACCTCCGAGAGCCGCTGCTTCGGGACCTTCTCGAGGTCGTCGTCGTCCATGGGTCACACTCCGGGGTCGGTCGGCGGGGACTCCGCCGGTGGTTGGTCCTCGGTCTCGGCCTGCGCGCGGATCCGCTCGAGCTCGCGGCGAGCATCGGCCCTCGAGAGCGTGTGCCCGGAGAGTCGCCGCATGGCCTCGACCTCATCGAGGAACCCCCGGTCGAGGAGCTCGAGGGTCTCCTCCCGGAGGACCCGGCGCTCCTCGGCCGAGAGGGGGAGCGCGACGTAGTCGAGGCGCCAGCCACGCTCGGGGAGCTCGAGGCCGGTCGCGAGGTTCAGCAGCGCGGCGATCACCTCGAGGGCCACCCGATCGCCCTGCCGGAACGCTGGCTTGAGCTTGCGCTGCTGCTCGCGCTGGGCCTCGCGGCTCACGGCGAGCGCGTACCCGCTCCGGGGGTCTCCGCTCGTGCGGGTGAGGTCGCTCGGCGAGACCCCGACCCCCGCGGCGATCCGGGCCTCGTAGACCGAGATCGACGCAGCCATCGCGGCCGGGTCTCCCGCGGTGCCGAACTGGCCAGCGATCGGCTGGCCCTCGTAATCGTCGTCCTTCGTGAGCTTGAGCAGGACGGCCGGGTCGGTCGTGATCTCGGTGCGCGCGCCATGGCCGGCACCCTGGACCCCGACCCCCTTCACGTGGGCGCCGATCACGTAGCGCTGGGGCCAGGATGCAGCCCGGAGCACGTGACCCCAGAACGACCAGTAGACCGCGACGTTCAGGGTCCCCTCGACGACCTCGACCCAGGTCTTGCAGTCCCAATGCCTCGCGCCGAGGAGCTGGGCACGGTAGCGGGCCACCGGAATGAACGCGGTCCCGTCGCCGCGACGGTAGGGGTAGAGGTCGCCGGTCAGGCCCCCTCGAGGAGCCGCGTTGCCGGCCGCGTCCCGGAGGAACGCTCGGCTGTAGTCCCGCTCGCCGATGCTCCCGCCGACGTCCTCGACCACCCGCCACGTCCCGACCCCGTCGACGACCTCGAGCACGTCCCAGAACCAGCGCTTGCGCTGGGTCTTCGGGTCGGGGCGGAGACGCAAGAATGGGAACCGCTTGAGGCGACGACCGCTCGGATCGTAGCGGACGTCGCGCACGTAGTCGGGCCACACCTGGTCATAGACGAGCTCGCCGTCGTCGTCGATGTCGAAGCGGACGAACATGTCCCGCAAGGCCACGGCGTCGCGCTGTACTCGCTGCATGAACGCCCAATAGCCACTGTCGCCGAGGGCCTGATCCATGACCTCGAGCACGCCGTCGCCCTGCTCGGGGTGACGGACGGCCGGCTCGTGGTCGTAGAGCGTCGCGAACTGGTCGGCGAGCTGGCGGAGCGGGTTCGCGCTCATGTCCAAGAACCCCCACGCCTCCCGGCGCAGGTTCCCGACGAGCAGGCGAGCTCGAGAGTAGAGCAGGTCGAGCCAGTCGCCCTCGAGGAGCGCGCGTCGCCGGCGCTGCTCGTACCAGCGGCCGGCGACGTGGTCGGACGGCATCGGGAGCTCGGCCATGAAGGACCTCCGGGGCCAGCCTATCAGCCGAACCGGACGGACACCGCACTCGAGCCCGCTCGGTAGAACACGAACGGATCGAGCCCGTAGCGGATCCCGTCAACAACGTCCTTCCATTCGTCGTCGACGGTCCGGAGCCGGAACCGTCGAACCGCGCCCCTCGCCTTGACGCAGTGCTTCGAGACCCGGAACCTCCGATCGGCCATCGCTCGCCACAGGAACTTGCACCCGAGCACGACGGACCCCTTGCCGCGGCCGGCCCCTCGCTTCACGGTCCGGATCCGCGGGTGCAGCGGGAGGTCGTGGAGGCCAAGCTCGGCCCGGATCGCGAGCTCCAGGTCCCGGTTGCTTTTGCGGTGCTCGGTCCCCGGCATGTGGTCCCTGTCGCCACCGGCGAACGCCAGATCGCGCCACTGCCACCCGGCACGCTCGAGCATCTCGAGGATCCCTCGAGCGTCCCGGCGGGGATCGGCCAGGCCGAGGGCATCGGTGTACTCGTCGACCAGGTCGATCGAGGGCCGGGCGGGGTCCCGGTCGTCGACCTCGAGCAGGCACGCGTACTGCTTCCCGGGCCGGTGGCCGTGGTCGATCCCGAGGCAGGCGATCACGCCGTCGAGCTCCGGGTCCCATCCCTCGCGCTCGGCCTCCAGGTCATCGAGCGTGATCGTGTCCCTCGAGTCAACCCACACGCCCCCAAAGTAGGCGTCTACGGGCCGGATGTCCCACTCGCCGTCGATCCGGATCTCGCGCTCGCTCTCGGGGGTCCGGCGGACAACCACGTCGATCCAGGCCTGATCCCACCGGTGGAGGTGGCCCCCCTTGTCTCGGATCCGGAGCGGCTCGGTGCGGCCCACCGGCACTAGGAGCTCCGCCTCGAGGCGCGCGTGGTGCTCGCGGATCTCGCCACTGCGGACGAGGTCGCGGAGCCACGAGACGTCCGCCCCGATCGGCGTGAGCGTGAGCAGGATCCAGCCGTTGTTCGCCTGGACCCGCTTCTGGACCTCGCTGTAGACGGTCTCGCTCCGCGGGGGCTCGTCGAACAGCGCACCGTCGATCGTGTCGGCCGAGAGATCGAGGGTCTCCTGGCCGGTGGTCTTGAACCGGACGACCGACCACCGCTCGTCACCAGGCGTGCTCGACGCGTGCCGGATCGAGACGCTCGGGTAGCGCCCACCGAACGCCCGCTCCCGCGAGAACGCCGTCCCCGGCCTCAACCAGTCGCGAGGGCACAGCGCGTAGAGCTTGCGCTGGATCGCGAGCGACTGACCCCACGAGGCGCAAACGACCCAGTACTCGCCGGCCTCCCGGGTCGGCTTGCGGTAGGGGTGCTCGCCTCGAGCCGCGTAGAGGACCTCGGCGAGCCCGACCTCGGTCTTCCCGAGCTGGTTTCCCGTCCGGAGGAGCCTGTAGAGGCTCGGGTCCTCGAGGAGCTCGAGCTGGTGCGGCAACCACTCCACCGAGAGCAGTCGGCGCTCGTTCCAGTGCCGACGGAGCTCTCGAGCTCGGTCCCGGATCCCGCGGAGCGCCTCGAGGGCTTCGGGGGTCGCGACCATCGGTCAGCTCTCCCCGGAGGGCGCCCACGTCTCGGGAGAGGCGCAGCGGCGTGTCTCCTCGAGCGCGGCGATCAGGTCGTCGAGCAGGTAGGCCGGGAGGTCCATCGCGAAGCCCTTGATCGCGGCGATCAGCGCCTCCGGATCGGCCTCGAGCTCCCGATCCGCCTCCTCCTCGGCCAGATCGGCCTCGAGCTCGAGCGCGCGGAGGGTCAGCCGGTCCTCTTGCTGACTGAACGTGCTCGCCGCGGTCCACTTCCCGTCCTTCTCGGCCCCCTCCCGGCTCTTGCGGACCTCCTCGAGGCGCCGCTGGACCCTCTCGAGCTGGGATCGGGCGCTCACCGGATCCCCCGGGTACCGTCAGAGGCCCTCGAGTACTGGGCTTCTTTTTCCCGTAGGGGGAGAGTCGAGCTCGATG